GCTACCAGCAGGGCCGGGGAACGCCAGATCATTGTTCGCCAAGGCCGCTTCCAGCGGGCGATCCAACCAAACGTACACAGAGGTAGCCGTGTCAGCTGTGGTCTCTATAATGGTGTACGTGTGTCGATCACTTCCGTTGGTCGTGCCAAAGGACAGTATCTGACCAACCACAGGCAGCTTGGTAGACGCGATCCCGTCCAGCAAAATGGACTTGGAATAACCAGCCGCGTAGGTCCCATTAACATCATTAGACTTGTAAATAAGGATGTCCGAACCAGCCGCAACCGTATTCACATAAGGATTCACCAGTGTGATACCAGTGGTATCGCTGCCAGCATTAGTCGTCGCACTAATCTCATGCGCTTGACCTTCGCTCTCAATCCAAATGTACTCGCCAACCACCGAAATATACCCTGTAACAAACATGGCAATATTGCCAGTGGCACCGGCCGCAGCGCCCGTGTTATGGTTGCCCGAAGCTGTCTCAGCCGCCGTCCGTGTCCGGAAATTGACGTTTTGATCCATGAACGTCATGAAACTGTACAGCTGGCCCAATCGAGCTTGCTCCAGAGCAAGACCGCCGTCTCCACGCTGATTAGCAGCAACAAACAACTCTGTGCCCAGAAGATCGGCACGAGAAGCAGGCGACAGGACCAGGGCACGACCTTCCATGTAAGCCTTATTCTCACTCAGCTTCTGGTCAGCCGCAATGAGGAAGTCCTTGGCGTTCGAGGAAGTCATTTCCTCAAGACGACCAACAGCATTGCCCAAAAATTGAGGGGCTTGTCCGCAAAGAATGCGGTCAACCGAGCGAGCAATCTGCATGGACGCAGGACGAATGAACGTGTTAATCAGGTCTTGGAAAGACTTGCTAAACTCGCCGTCGTGAATCACATAGGTGACATAGACGTGCTGATCCAAGGGGATTTGCACATTGGTCGTATTCGCGTTCTGCGCCACAACCGTGTCACCGTCAACCTTACGCTTTGTCACGAACTCAGCGGGACGCCGCGTATTTACAATATCACCTTCATTAGCAACTTGGTCACTAAAATCCGTGTGGACCAAGAAAGGCATAACCATGTTCTCTTCAAGAATAGCCAATGACTCTTGAGCCCACTGTTCCGGGAACATCGCGTCATTGCTATTTGCAAACAGTGCCAGATCAGGCAGTGTAAAAATACTCATTCTAATTTTCTCCAAAATTGTTTTTTAAATGTGTTACAAACAACACCCCAATTTATCGATTTGGCTTAAGTCCAAGTAGAGATGGGTTCTCTTTCCTGTACTTTCGATATAACGCTGGATCGCTTGCGATCTTCTTCATATCGATTTTGCCTGAACCTGATGATACGCCACCAGTAGCGGCTCCTGATCCCACTCCGCTAATAATGTTGGCTCGAAAAAGCCCTCCATATTGATTAGGAAGTTCTTTCATACGCTTAAGAGCGTCAGCGGGAGTACGAAGCGTTGTAATTGGTTGACCAGTGTTTTCGTCGATATCATCGAACTCAACCATTGGTCCTTGTTTTCCAGTTGGCTTACCCTCATCATCAGTAAGCTCTCTAATTTGTGTACGGGGTCGAAGCAATTGTACAACTATCTCTTGATTCATAACGTCCTCAGGAGAAGCCGCCCTTCGGATCGAATCATCTATAATATGAGACGTGTAAAGAGTTTGGTATTGAGTGGCAGCTTCCTTCGCGTTCTTTAATTCCTTTTCATAGGCTTCCTTTTCACGTTTCCGATTATATTCAGCCTGTTGCTCCTTCGTCAGCCACTGAGCCCGCAAAGACTCAACTTCCTCTTGATACTTTGCACGTTCCTTTTCCTCGATGTTCTTGCTTTCAGCTAATTGAGCTAAACGAGTTTCCAAACTCTTATACTTTTCTTGATGCTTTCGTCGATCTTCGGCAAGAAACTTGTTAACATCATCTTGTGTGAACGCATTCTTTGCTTCCCCACCAGTGTTACTCGTGTTACCGGTGCCTGCTTCACCAGAACCAGCACCACCTTCGCCCTCACCATCAAAACAAGTCAACGTTAAATCAAGAAACAAATCACTCTTGTACATATCACTTCCTTAATTCACCCTACTTAATAAAATGCTCTGATCGTTGTCCAGGTATGGTAATAACCATCGCCAAGCAATACTACTTGGTATACCGTATAATAGGTACTCAACATTATCAAACTGATCAGCGTAGGTAGTCTGAACAGTGGCATATTTTTGTTGACGAACTCGTAAATTTTCTAACTCTAATTCAGGGTCTACTCCGTCAAGTAAACTGAACGCTATTTCATAGCACGCATATTCAATTGTTACTGGTACATCACTGTCTGCGCCGCGTGGAAATTGTAAAGGTTGGGTGGCATCAGCAGCTAAAATCGTTGCTTGATCTGGAGCGGGTGAAACTAAATCACCATCGGCATCATACAGAACAGCATAGACAGCTGCTTTTACACCTTTATAATTTAACTGGTCAATTATTCGCGTAGCTTGCTTGAGACCTTTTGTTTTATCAGCAGTTGAGGAATCATCCCAACTTTCAGAGTGAAGTCGTTCACCAAAATAGGTATTTGCTTCGTTTATCGTTCCGTAATTCGCCATTTAACTTACCTCGCGCCAATTGAGGTCGGCAAAGACCTTCATATTAGCAGTAACAGGTTCTGCGACAAGTGAAATTATATCTGATACACCATTTATCGTTGACCCTAAAATTTCTGCCTCTTGAGAGGGTAAATTGATAAAAACTTGAGCGGGGGCAGTTATTGATCTTAAAATAGTGCCACCAGTTAAAGTCGTATTTACCGTTCCTAACATTGATTGTAATGGGCTATTTGTAATATCAACCCAGTTTGCCGAATTATTAATTGTCCCATTTAGTACCAATCTAATTTTTACGGTTTCCCTTGCTATAGCATTAGAAACAGCGGAAAAAGTAATGAATTTTATAAGAGAATCTAAATGTGTGCTTTTAAGTCTTAGATTAATTAATGGATATTGTGTACCTTGTTGTAAAGTAAAATCGCTAACACTATCAATGGCCCGTAAAAATCCAGTGGCTTCTTGACCACCTTCCGATGAAACCGTCGAACAAATACACGTTAAATTATTTGTTGGACCTGTTCCATCATTAATTATTTCATATCTTAACGGTAAATTTGGCGAGGACATGTACACGGTTTCGAGTACATTTGATGCTAAAAACTGGTGAAAATAAACCGGTTGCCCATCAAGATATAATCCAAATCGAACACGCCCCACACCTAGCCATTCAAAATCTATCGTAAGTAATTGTGCTTTTGTCCAATCTATTGTAACCTTTGAACGACCTGTTCCGTCTAATTTATCTAAATTCCAATTACTCTGGGAAACTGTAGTATCAACCACGTTTCCGGTCACATTTGTACGTCGAACCACAGAAACAACATTATCTTTTTGTTGTAAAAACAATCCGTTTAAACTCGAAAAGTAGCCTAATCGCTTGGTGATACCATCAGCTCCAATGTTCAAATTAAAAGTCATTAAAATGAGCTGAGATTTTCCAGGTTGATAATTAAATCTTCGGAACGTTTGTCGAACTCTAGTACCTGCAATATTTTCGGTCACACTTAAATTTACACTAGCTTGATTTGCTAAGAAAGTGCTCGATGTGTTCGCGCCAGATGTTTGCTGATCGTCCCAGTTAAATGGTTGATTATCATTTATAACTTTCCCATCAAACAGTGCATATAATTCACTTACTCTAGAACGTGTAAAAGCGTCTAAATTAGGGTTAATAAAGGGAAATAATCCGTTTGATACCGTGATTCCGGCCATTATAATCCTATCCAAGCTATTTCTTGATCCGGTGACGAACTAATAACATATATTTCATTAACATTATTCACAAATATATCCATACTTGATCCAGGTGGAATCGGAAACCCAGTTTCAACTGTCACGTTCTTATCACCAACGTACACAAAATCGGTGTTTGGCATTGGGTCACCTGAACCGTTTGCCCGAATAACGACGTTATATCGTAAATTTTCCACATAAAGATTTACTTTAACAGCTGTTAAGCCCACAGCTGTTCGACCATATTTTAAATTACTGGCGAGTGTGCTTTCCTTGCCAACTTCTATGATTCCACTCATTCTTCATCTTCATTATTAGATTTACCTTTACCCCTCACTGGAACTTCTTTATCTTCATTTAAAGTAGTCTCACGCGACTCTTCCTTTTCCGTTTTACCCGCATCATTATTTGAGGATAAATCATCTAACCCACGGGCAGCAGGATCACTGTCCATTTTTGCTGAGGTTTGAGCTTCAAGTATTCGCTTGGCTCTGGCAGCATGATCTAACCTAGCTTGTTTATAAACGTCTTCTGCGAATCCGAGCGCCATTGATCCAGTTTTCTCATCGCATAAGCCTTTTTCAACAGCTTGTAAAATAATTTCTGGGGAGCTTGTCGTGTAGTCAGCGTTATCAATTTCCTTGTAAATGGCTAAAAGTTTATCGGAGCT